CCGACGTTGGCGACGAGGGTTCCCACCGGGATCACATCCTCGTCAACGTTCGGGTGGTACTCGGCCACGTCTGCGTTAGGGTCCGTCGAGCCGGCAAACGAGCCGTTGGAACGCATCGTTCCCGTCTGGCTGTCAATCGTCCAGTTGAGGTCAGCGTTCGCGGTTTCAAGGCCCGACACCGTGTTCGTGGAGTACCCGCCGCCGACCACGTAACTTGCGTTTCCGCCCGTCGTCTTGCTCGAGGCCAGCGCCACGCCGCGCGACGCGAGGATCACGCGGGCAGTGCCGGCCACGTCGCACGTGGTCGAGTCTTTCGCCGACACGATCGAGTGTTGCTGGCCCTGCGCGGTGTAAACGGTCGAGCACGCGGCGGCGAACGAGTCGGCCGTGTCGATCGACGCGCCCAAACCACCGGCGATCACCGACCGATCACCGGCCGACGTGATCATATTCGTCGAGCCGCCCACGGCCACCGCGTTGTCACCGGCACTTGAGGTCGTGATACCGCCGATCACTACCGCGTTGGTTCCGCTCGCCGTGGCGCCGTCGCCAGCGATCACGGCGGAGCTTGGCCCCGTCGCGTCACCGTTGCCACCCAGGGCGACCGCGTTAGCGCCCGTCGCGGTCGATCCCGTGCCACCGACCACCGCAGAAGCGGTGCCCGAAGCGGTCGAGGCGTTCGCGCCGATGACGGCCGATAGCGTTCCCGAAGCGGTCGAATCATCCGATGCGACGACGGCCGATCCCGCGCCCGAAGCGAGACAGTATCCGCCGCCGGCCGTGCTCGCGATCACCGCCGATCCCGCGCCCGTCGCCTTGCCCTTGCCGGCGAACAGACCGCGCTTATTCGTGGTTTCGGTGTTGCCGGTGTCCGCCGTCGCCGACCACGTCGCGTGAACGCCGCGGATCGCCTGGGCGAACTGGCCCAGGTTATCGGACAGCGTCAGACCCGCCTCCTCGATCGGCTGCACCACGGCTTCCTGCACCATGTTGGCCCACTTGGCTGTGAGCTGGGTGGGCGCCCCGGCGGGCGTCGTCGCCGCGTCCTGAAAATAGCCGGGCGTCCCGACGTCCGCCCCGTAGGACGCTGGTGCGCTCGCCGCCTGTGATCCGCTCGCGATCCGCTTCATGGCTCAAACCCCTTACGTGTAGTCGAAGATCACGCGCACGCCGGACTGCTTCACACGCTGGCAGAGCGCCTCAAACTGAGCGTTCGGTGTGCCTCCGGGCATGTGGAGTACGAACGCGAACGCGTCATAATACGGCCCCTGCACGTACGCGTTGCAGGTCGAGTTGCACGTGCACATGCTATCGCTTTTCTGCGTGACGTAGGCACCCGCGTAGCCTGCCGCAACGGCGAGTGCGACCCAGTCGGCCTCGGTTCGGATCTGCCGCGCGATGATTTTGGCGGCGATGTCGAGGCGCCGCTGGGCGTCGGTGGCGGCGATCGCTTCGCCGTCTTCGGGCAGTCTTACCGACCGCTCCCACGCCGGGAGCAGATCCGTGGACGTGCTCGGATCCATTTCCGCGATCAGGTCCACGGTCCAATCGTGCACGCGCACGAGCTCCGCGGCGAGGCCCGTCACGAACCGATACGCGAGCCCCTCCGGTCGCAATATCCACGCCTTGCCGCGCGGGAGGAGCGCCTGGATCAGTCCCCGGTATTCGGTGGCGCTCGACGTGCCCGGTTCGGTGCGTTCGGCTACCACGTGACGGATCCCAGGTAGGGCAGGACACCGGCCGATAGGGTGAGGTCCGCGGGCAGTCCGCCCTCGAGAAGGTCGAGCGTAAACGTGGCCGTCGAGCTGTACCGCTTCACGCCCACGCGAATCGCGTTTCGCAGATCGTCCTCGTACACGATCCCCGTGCCGTCCATCTCGCCGTACCAGTTGCGGAAGTACGATTCCAGCTCTGCGCTAACGTAGGATCGGACGGTCGTGTTGTCGGGTGTGAGCGTGATCGACATATCGATCGCCCGCCCCGTCGGCGCCGACACGAACACGAGGCCCGCAGAATGCACGGGGGCGAGCGTGCGAAGCTCCGTTTGTAGCGCCGTCGCCGCGCCGCCACTGGGGATCACCGCGGCGCTCGATCCGGCGATAGAGAAGTACACCGTGATCGCGCCCAGGTACGGCGTCTCGTCGAGCACCCAAACGCGCTCGATCGTGGAGTCGTACGCCTGAGCCCAGGCCTTATAATCGGCCGCGGTGCCGCCCTGCGGAGGGCTCGCGAGGCGGGCGAGCACGCGCGTTTTGAGATCGGCGATCGGTTCGATGTCGGCGCCGTCGGTCACGATCGCCGCGACGGTGACCGTCGCCGTAACGTTCGTGTCGGGGCTCGCGAATACGAGCACGTCACCCACGTCGAGGTCAGAAGCGGCGCCCGCTTCACTGGCCGTGATCGCCCCCGTGGTCGTGCCGGCGGAGCCGCGCGAAATGATCGCGTCGGTCGTGTACTCGGCCCCGTCGCTCTGCCGCGTGAGCGTCGAGCCCAGCGGCTGTGAGCCGGCGCCCGTAAAGGTGACCGTGATCGTCGCCGTGCACGCCTGAGCGGGGATCCGGTCGACGCCGAGCAAGCGAGCCCACCGCGTCACGCCCCAGTCCACGGCTGAATCGGGCATGAGCTCGCCGAGCACGCGCGCCGCGAACCCGTAGAGCTCCGTTGCCGCGCCCGACAGTGCACCCGACAACGCCCGCGCGAACGTGCCGCGGAGGTAAACGTCCTGCGCGCCGGTCGTGTCGGTGCCCGCCGCCATTTCCGAAGCAACGTCGGCCTGCACGCGCGCAAACACGGTGCGAAGCGTCGGGATCGTGATCGGCAGATCAGCCATACGAGCTCCAAAGGTTCGGGAACGCGATCGGCACGCGCCGCCCCGATTCTAGCACGAAATCAACCAGCACGTCGGCGCGCTGGTTCGCCACACTCGCGACCACCTCGACCCGCGACACGATCCCCGCGGTCACCATCCACGCGAACGCATCGCGGCACGCCTGCTCGAGCTCGCGCGCCGTGGGCGTACCGGCGAGGACCACCCAGAGGAGCGAGCCGTAGTTTTCGCCGGGCCCCTCGAGCGCGTCAGCCCACCATCCGCGCCGATCGTCGGTGCCGTCGGGCGGAAGCGTGTCGTCGTCGAGGCGCGCGTCCGTGAATAGGGACACGTATGCGAGGCGCTCGAGCGTCGCCTCGGTGCCCAGCCCCGTCGGTAGCATCTCCCACGCCATCTAGATCGCCTCCCCGTTCGGGCCCGTGAAGTAGCTGATCCGCGCCGGTTCGCCCGCGTCCACGCCGGCCGACGTCGCGGGGCGGGCGCCGATGAAACCAAGGCTATCGCCATTGACCCCGAGCAACGTGTTGACGGCGATCCCGTACTCCACGTCGACACTCGAATCGCTCGTGACGAAGTCGACGTAGGTCGCTGGCGATCCGTCGACACCGTAATACCGCGCGTTGAGGTACGGCGCGATCGTCATGCTCGACCCGACCCACGTCGCCGCGTCGCGAAACACGGGCGCGTTTAGGGCGAGGCGCACGAACGAGGCGCCACCCTCGAGTCGACCGGTAGCCCCGTCGAGCTGCACCGTCCAGACGGTGATCGACTTGGTTGACGGTGACAGCGCGTTGCCGGCGAGGTCCGTAACACCCGACACGGCGAGCGAGCCCGTCGAGGCGCCCAGACTGCGATCGATCGTGAGGTCGACCACGGTCGAGCTGATCCGCGTCACCGCCGTAGGGTGAAAGCCGGCGCCGGCCGTGGGCGTGAGTGTGTAGTTGCTCGCCGTCGTCAGTGCTGCGTTGTTCGTCACGGCCTCGGAGAACGTCACGCGCATCGTCACGGCCGCGGTAAACGACGCGGTCGAGATCGTCGGCGCGACGCCCTGGCCCGTGTACGTCGTGCTCCCGCTCGTGATGTTGAGCAGCCCCGCCCACGCGACGGTGTAGGTCGCGCCGTTCGTGTGCTCGCTCGTCGTGAGCGTGATCGACGAACCCGGGTTTCCGCTTGCCGCGGCCGAGCTCACCGTGACGGCGGATCCCGTGCCGCTCGTGATCGTGAAGTTGCCCGCGCTCGCCCATGTCGCGTCACTGCCGACCGATGACGCCAGATTGAGGCGGATCGACGTCGAGCTGACGACCGTGATCGAACTGACCGTTGTCCCGGGGATCAGCTCATAGGCGCCCACGTCATACGAGGCCCCTTGCGGTCGAGCCGTACCACGGTGATCCGTCGTGACACCGGAGAGCGTCGCGCCCGCGTTGTAACAGGCGCTCGACGTCGTGATCGAAAAATCACCATTTTCGGGGTCCGCGAACCCTGGATCCGCGTTCGTGACGTTGCCGCCCAGGTTTGTGCCGCTGTTCGTCCCGCCCCACGAAAACACGTTGTTGCCGTAGCCGGAGCCGCCGCCGGTGAAGGTGTCGAAGAGCTTGGTTGGCGAGCTGCCACCGGTGCGGCTCACCGCGTTGTTGCGCGCGGTCCCGACTACGAACAGCGTGCCGCCGTTGGCGCCGCTGGCGACGCTGTTGTTGTAGGCCGTCCAAGTGCTGAACCCGGCCTGGATCATGGTCTGCGATCCGTTGTACCAGCGGATCCGGTTGTTCGTGAGCGTGCCCACGCCGCCGCCACTGTTGAACACGATCTGACCTGGGTTATAGAACCAGCATGAGTCGATCACCCAGCCCCGGCCCGCCGTGCCTCCGTAGGGCTGGTAGAAGATCTGCTTGCCGTAGAACTGCGATATGAATTCGCACCCGTAGAACCGGAGCGGGGCGCCGCCGTTGGAGTACGTGTGATACGTCGCCGCCGAGCCACCGGACCACTTGATGTTCGTGAACGTCGGTTGCAGCGTGCCCGCGCTCGAGTGCGTCGCGACGTCGGCGATCAGTGCATACGATCCCGTCGTCGATTGGAAGACTGGCTTGTTCGCTGGATCTGCCGCGTAGATGTGCACCGGCATGACGTATGTTGACGGGTGCGTGCGGAGCGTCAAGTTACCTACGTAGGTTCCCGAGTCGACAGGGATTCGGGCGTTGTAGTCATTCGCCGCACCGGCCGCGTCGAGCGCGTCCTGCGGTTGCTGAAACGCTTTGTCGGAACCAACGGGGTAGGTTGCCACTAGTCCACCGCCTTGACCGTCGTCGAGCACGGCCCCGTGATTGTGCCGGTGACGACGACGGGCGCCGCCGGCAAGGGTCCGCCGGGGCCGGCCGGAACGATAGCCCCGATCGGGATCGTCACGCTCACCGGATCGCCCGCGCGTGCCACGCCCTTAGTGGCGCCCGTCCCGAGCAGGATGCCCAGCGTCGACAGCGTGATCCGCTTGCCCGTCGCGTCATAGAGGGCCACGTCGCCGGACGCGAGGCCCACCGGCCGAAACGTGCCATCGCTCGCGACAAGGGCCACGCTCGACGCGCCATCGCCGCCGAGCTGGGCGAGGAACACGTGCGCGCCGACCGGCGGCGACGCGGCGAGCCCGTACGGTTCGGCGTGCTCTAGGTCGTCCTCGACGTCGTCGCCGGTCGTCGCGCGGAGCCGCTGCAGACCCGTGGAAACCTCGGACGCCCCGATGAGCACGGCGCGGCGGAACATCGACAGGATCGCGGCGCGTAAATTCATCGGTTCGCCGCTGCTGTTTCGGCCGCCAGCTTGACGTTGATCAAGCCTGCCTCATACCCACGCGCGCCGCGCCGCGCCACCGGGGCCGGGGTGTACGTGGCGAAGGCTTCGATCGGCTGCAGCACAAGCGAGGTCGACGATCCGCCGCTCGCGGACTTGGACGCGTTCGCCTCGACGATGACGAGGTCCGTGTCTAGGCCCGCGTGCGGGATGCGCACGGCGACGAGTTGACCGGGCGTCCAGAGCGCGCCCGCGGCGTCGGTCCATCCGGGCACCTCGCCGATCACGGTGATCGCCCGACCATAGCGCGTCGTCGCTTCCCACTGCGCTTTAGCAATCGCGCCGGCCGTGTCGAGGCCGTGGGCGTCGACCGTGAAATATCGCGGGCGGCTCACTCCCACGTCTACCGCCTGGCCGACCACCGACGCGGCAAGCGCGGGCGGCGTGACGATGTCGCCGACCGTTTGCCCGCGAGCGATGTACGTGCTGAACCGCTGCGATCCCTTGTGGCTCACGGTCCAGTTTTTCAGGTTGCCACCGCCCTGCAGCGTGCCGACGTGGCGGAGCGCGGTCGATCTCGACAGGCGCGTGAGCGTGAGGTTCCCCGCCGCGTCGTCGATTGCGAGCAGGCCACGCGCCGAGCAGATCCGATCGATCGCGTCCCACACCGTCTCGTTTTGCTCGAGGGCGAACCGGCGGAACGGCTCGTTCCCGACGGTCGGCGGGGTGACGGTGATCCCAAACGGCGCGGCGAGGGCGGCGACGATGAGCGAGGGCGGCGCCGCCGTCCACCTCCGCGGCGTGCCGGGGGCGGGCGCGGAGTCGACGAGGTCGGCCACGCGGGATCGACCCGTGAACGTCACCGACGAGCCGGCCACGTCGCGCGCCACGTCGATATCGTCCACCCACCCGGTCACGATCGGCACGCCGTTTAGCCGGAGCACTGCCGCCGAACCCGGCCGCGCAACCACCTGCGCCGGACGCTGCTGAAACGCGGTGACAGAGAACGAGCGCGCCGGACTTTCCAGGCTGCGCGAGATCGATACATCGGTCCATTGGGTGAAGCCCTGGCCGTCGAGCTCGAGCGTGACGAGGTGGGGTAGCAGGCGCATCGGCTACACCGCCAACACGTCGAGCGGCTCGACGGGCACGAAAGCGGGGTGGACGATCCGATTGCGCGCCACGATCTCCGGCGCCCGCTCGGGATCGCCGTAGAGGGCCCACGCGACGACGAGCGACGGCGTCACCGTCGCCGGGGTGTACGTCGTCACGCGCGGGAGGAGCGCCGCGCGCCGCGTGATGTCGTCTACGAGCGCCGCTTTGAGGCCCCGCAAGGCGTCGAGCGCGTCGGCGTCGTCCTCGGTGAGCGCCTCACATTCCGCGTCGATCAGGCCGGCGAGCGTGTCGCGCCATCGGATCGCCGTGTTGTAGTCGCCGAGCTCCGCGCCCTGCACGGTGCGGCACGCTTCGGCGACGGCCACGCGGCCGGTGTACCGCGCCGCCTGTTGCGCGTTGCGCTGCACCTGCTGCTGTGACGGCGTGCCCGTGTACGTCGGCGCCGACGGGAACAGGCCATTGACGACGGCGATCAGCGCCTCGACGTCTGCGATTGCGGCGAGGGCCTCAGAGATTGGGCCGGTGAAGTCGTCGGTGAGCGTGTCGGGCAGGCCGGCGAACGTCGAGCGCAAACCGGCGAGCACGTCGGCCGCGGTGTCGACGGCGCCCAGGCCCGCTTCGAGCGCGTTCGTGATCGCCGTCACGGGAGCGAGCATCGCCGCGCCCGCTTGTGCGAGTACCAGATCCGCCCAGCCCGTGATCGACCATAGGCGATCATAGATCGCGCTCGCGAGCGACACGAGCGCGTCGACCTGGGCGAGCAGCCCGCCGCCAGTGCTGAGCGCCGGGTAGAAATCCAGATCGCCCGCCTCGACGAACGACAAGCGGAACATGACGGCGTCGCCGTCGGACCATGAATCACTCTGATCGTAGTCAGTGACGTTGACGGTCAACGGCCCGTGCAACGGGTGCACGAGCAGGCCCGGCCCGCCGCGTTCGAGCGCCTCGATCAACGCGTAGACGCCCGCGGCGTCACCGATGATAAACGCGTCGAAACCGATCGCGCGTGTCTTGCGGCCGGTGTCTTCGGTGACTGCCTTGTTCGTGTCGGGGATCTCGTGAACGACGGTTCGGCGCCCGCCCGCCCACGAGCTCGATAGCACCTCGAACGGCACGCCGCGGAACGAGGCCGGGAGTAGGTTATCCGTCCAGCTCACAAGCGGCCCCCTACGCTACGTTTGCCGGTCCCCTCGACCTTGACGGCGGGCGGTGTCGTGTCCTTCACGACTTCGGCCGTTGTGCCCGGCGCCGCCTGCAGCTTGATCGTGATCTCGCCGGCCGGAGGTTTCGCCGCGGCGGCGCCCATGTTGGCAGCGAACCCAGGGCCGCCGATCGATCGCTCCTTGACCGCACCTGCGCCGAAGACGCCGCCGGGGCCCTTGCCTGTGATGTTCGCGAGGCC